AAAATAAATACGAAAAAGGGATAGAAACCCCTTAAAAAGTTCTGTTTTACCAAAAACAGGAGCAAAAATGGCAAATTCACCCGTTGACAGAGATAAAAACTACATGAGAGAGATGTGGGGAACCACAAAACTTGTTACAGATTACTACAGAGATGAACAAATGAACTCTCAAAGCGATTTTTTAGATAATTTGGGCAATCATCAGCATCAAAAGATGCTTCGTGAGATCTCAAACGATGATATCACACCTAAAAAGCACGATTTTGTTCAACAAAACGAACTTCACGAAAAAATTCGTAATGATGAGGACTATGATGATTGGGAATATGGCACAGAACCATATTATGGTAAGATTTCTGGATGAGGGTATAAATAAAAATACATAAATTCTCCTCATAAATGGCGGTACAGAGAATATCCAGAGCATTTAAGGATATAAGTTTGTCATTTGACATGCATCCAGTGACAAAGGATATTCTCGTACTTAAAAATGAGGATGCGATTAAGAGATCGATTCGCAATTTGGTACAAACTGTCCCAACTGAGCGATTTTTTAATCCTACAATTGGTGCAGATGTAAAAACAAGTCTATTTGAATTTGTAGATTTTGGTACTGCATCGGTTTTACAGAAGCAAATTGAGATTGCAATCCAAAATTATGAACCAAGAGTCGAAAGTCCACGAGTTGTAGTGGATCCTAGACCAGATTTGAACGCTTTTGAGATTAATATTACCTTTACTATTGTGGGATTAGAAGTTCCACGCCAACAATTTTCATATATTCTAGAGGCAACAAGATAATATGCCTTTTACAAAGTTTACAAACCTAGATTTCGATCAGATAAAGACATCCATCAAGGATTATCTCCGTGCGAATTCAACATTCACGGATTTTGACTTTGAAGGGTCGAACTTTTCTGTCTTAATCGATACGCTTGCATATAATACTTACATTACTGCGTTCAACTCTAATATGATTGTGAACGAATCCTTTTTGGATTCGGCAACACTTAGAGAGAACGTAGTTTCTTTAGCGCGAAATGTTGGATATGTTCCTCGTTCTAGAAGTGCCGCAAAGGCAATTGTGTCCTTCGATATTGCATCTTCAAGCACTTCGGCACAGATAGTTCTTAAAGCAGGTTTGGTGTGTGTTGGAGCGGTTGACAACACCTCATATACATTCTCTGTTCCTGAGGATATTACAAGAAATAATGTTAATGGATCTGCTTCCTTTGACAATATTCAGGTCTATCAGGGGATTTACCTCACAAAAGAGTTTGTAGTTGATAATTCAACAAATCAAAGATTTATTTTAAACAATCCCAATATTGATACAAGCACGATTGTTGTTAAAGTTGGTACTCGTGAATATAGGCAAGTTGATAACATCTTTACTGTAGACTCAAACTCTGAGATTTATCTACTACAAGAAATTGCGGATGAGAAGTACGAACTTCTATTTGGTGATGGTATTATTGGCAAGAAATTAGAAACTGGAACAACTGTTAAAGTCAGTTATATTACAACTGATGGTGAGGATGGCAATGGTCCTTCACTATTCTCTTATTCTGGAACAACTACTGACAGTAGCGATATACTCGTAACACCATCAGGAACAGTATCTGTAAGCACCGTGAATCGTGCTGAAGGTGGGAGTAGTATAGAATCTATAGATTCAATTAAATACTTTGCTCCTAGAGTATATTCTTCACAGTATCGTGCTGTTACTGCTAGAGACTATGAAGCAATTATTCAGAAGATATATCCAAATACAGAGTCTGTTTCTGTAGTTGGTGGTGAAGAATTGGATCCACCACAGTTTGGAAAGGTGTTACTGAGTATTAAACCAAAAAATGGTACTTCTATTTCAGATTTTATAAAGACTGAAATTTTGAATGATCTTAAGCAATATACAGTTTCTGGAATAAATCAAGAAATTATAGATCTAAAACTTCTCTATGTTGAACTTGATAGTGACGTTTTCTACAACTCTTCTAGGGTAAGTAATGTTCAAGATTTAAATGCAAGAGTTGTTTCTGCATTGGACAAGTATTCTCAATCCGTAGATTTTAATAAGTTTGGCGGTAGATTCAAATACAGTAAAGCACTTCAAGTAATTGATAATGTTGATACTGCAATTACATCAAATATTACTCGCGTGAAAATGAGAAGAAATATTAGTTGCATATTGAATACTTTCGCTCAGTATGAAATATGTTTTGGAAATCAATTCCACAAGGAAATAGGATCTTATAACATTAAGAGTACTGGATTTAAAATTGCTGGAGAATCAGAAACTGTTTATTTCGTTGATGTTTCTTCAGAAGAAAGCGATATTGGTATTCTTTCTATTGTTAAACCAACTCCAAATCCCAACACATATGAAATTGTTAAAAAATCAATTGGAACTGTAGATTATAAGAAGGGGGAGATTGTAATTAATACAATTAATATAGTTTCTACTTCTCTTGATGAAGATATTATTGAGATTCAAGCATATCCAGAATCAAATGATGTTATTGGACTCAAAGACCTATATCTTGTCTTCGATGTTAGCAAAAGCACTATAAATATGGTTAAGGATACCATAGCATCCGGAGAGCAAATTTCTGGTGTTGATTACCCAGTAAGATCAAGCTATTCAAACGGAAAACTAACGAGGTAATAAGGAGATATGATTACAACTGGTTTTGACGCTAGGGTAAAAATACAGCAAATTATTGAAAATCAGTTACCTGAATTTTTACTTAGTGAGTCACCTAAGTCTGTCGATTTTCTGAAGCAATACTATATCTCCCAGGAATATCAGGGAGGTCCAGTAGATATCGCAGAGAATTTAGATCAATATCTAAATTTAAATAATCTGTCACCTGAAGTTATAACAGGAATTACATCACTAACTAGTGCAGTTACTGATAGTGATGATACAATCTATGTTGGATCAACAAAAGGATTTCCAAAACAATATGGATTGTTCAAACTCAACGATGAAATAGTCACATATACTGGAATTACAACTAATAGTTTTACTGGTTGTGTTCGTGGATTTAGTGGAATAACCAGTTATAGGCATGAAACAAATCCAGAAGAACTGATTTTTTCTTCTTCATCAGCAGCAGCACATACTGATAATACTAGAGTTCATAATTTAAGTGCATTATTCCTAAAAGAATTTTATAAAAAATTAAAATTCTTACTTGCTCCTGGATTTGAAGATGTTGATTTTGCATCTGAAGTTGATGTTAGTAATTTTATAAAGAGTGCTCGTAGTTTTTATCTTTCAAAGGGAACTGATGAATCATTCAGAATACTCTTCAATGTTCTGTATGGGGTCACACCAAAAGTTATAAATCTTGAAGATTTCTTACTAAAATCTTCTGGTGCAGAGTTTATTAGAAGAGAAGTACTAGTTACTGAAAGGATTTCTGGTGATCCACTAAAGTTAGAGGGTCAGATAGTCAAAAGTTATGATAACTCTGCTACAGGACCAGTTTCTGAAGTTGAACTTATAAGGGGAAATAATAAAACTTTTTATAAGATTCAATTATTTTCTGGGTATGATGAAAAGAGTCTAATTAAAGGAAATTTTATCATTACCCCAAAATCAAGAGTTTCTGACAGTGTTTCGATTGGTTCTTCAGTAATTACTGTAGACAGCACAATTGGTTTCCCCGAATCAGGAATACTGATTTCTGGTTCTAACACCATTACATATACAGATAAGAGTATTAATCAATTCTTTGGTTGTGAAGGTGTATCTACAGATATAGAAACTTCTTCTGATATTCGTTCAAATCAAATAATCTATGGATATGAAGATGGTGATTTATCTAAAAGGGTTGATTTAAGAGTTACTGGTGTTCTCTCAGATCTTGAAAACCTAAGGGATTTTAATTTACTAATAAATAATGATAATATCACTGTAAAAAATCTTGGTGATAAAATCAGTAACAATAATAAAAATAACAAGGAGTTTGCTTTTAATACTTGGATCTACAATGTTAGATCACGTTATGAAATAAATTCTTTTAATAATAACCAATTAACTTTATTTGAAACCCCAGATAAGTCTAGTCTCAAAATAAATGATACTGTTGATATATTAGATAGAAATTCAGAAAATGTTGTTGTATCTGATGCAACTGTAACTGCTATTAACGGTTCTTTAATTGAACTTAATAAAAACGTTACAGGAGTTGCTACAAATAGAAAATTAAGTATTAGAAGGAAATATACCTATGCATCTTCTACAAATGCTCCCATAAGTGCATCTAACATTCTTGCAAATATTCAAAATACTTATAGTGAAAATGACGATTACATGTATGTTGCGTCAAATTCACTCCCTGGTTATGAAATTGACCAAAAACTTTCCACGGCAAATATCACATTAACAACATCTTCAAATCTTGACGATATATTCAAGTCTTATAATCCACTAACTGATCTATATTCTGTATTATCGTTCACAAATGATGTTCCATTTATTACTGGCGATGCCGTAGTCTATCATGGGGATAGTGAAGTCATTCCGGGACTAGTTTTTGGTAGAACTTATTACGTTCAAGTTATTGAAGAGGCGGGTAGAAAGAACAAAATAAGACTATTTAATGCAAGATCTTTCATTGCAACACAAAGTTTTGTTGAATTTGGCAAATATGGCGAAAGTTCTAACCACAACTTTACTTTACTGCAACATTATAACAAAAGGATATCCCCTAAGAAAACCCTAACAAAAATTCCTCTTGAATCAAATATTCGGGGTGGAAATTCACAAACAGATGTTGGAACAGTAGGTAAACTGGTAAATGGTGTTGATATTATCAACTATAAATCTAATGATAGAGTTTATTATGGTCCCATAGATTCCGTCAGAATCTATAATGGAGGGGAAAACTATGATGTTATTAACCCACCATCTATTCTTATTTCTGGACCAGTTGGAGTTGGTACAACTGCTCTAGTACAATCAGTTGTTAGAGGATCTGTAAAAGGTGTATTAGTAGATCCACAAAGTTTTAGTGTTAATCGCGTATTATCTGCCACTATAAAAGGTGGAAATGGCACAGGTGCAAAATTACAATCCGTATTGACAGAAAAATTTAGAGAAATTGAGTTCAATGCGGCTCAGGTCAGTTTAGATCCGACTGGTGGAGTCGATATTGATAATGAGACTATTACTTTCATTGATAGTCACAATATAGAAAGTGGAGAAAAACTTGTCTATAATCCAGATGGTAATGAACCTCTTGGTATTAGTTCTTTCCAGTTTTCAAACACTGATCAAGGAAGGTACTTAGTAAATGGCGCAATATATTATCCTCAAGTCATAAACAATAGATCAATTTATCTATATGAAAATGAAGCAGATTATTTGGCAGGTATTAATACTGTTGGTTTCACTACCATAAACACTGGCGGAACTCACAAGTTTAGACTATTTGAATCACGTCAAGTAGTTTCTGAAATAAGAGTAGTTGATCCTGGAAGTGGTTATGAAAATAGAAGTTTGAAAGTAAAACCATCTGGTATATCTACAGCATTAAATAAAGTAGTATTTGACAACCATGGATTTGGTGATGGAGACCTTGTAAATTATTCATATGAAACCTCTCAGATTGTTGGATTATCTTCATTAAGTCAATATCGTGTAATTAAATTAAGTGACTCTGAATTCCAACTGGCAGATGCTGGATCTATTGGTGCAGCAACAACAGATTTTGATAGAAAGAAATATGTTTATCTTGATACAACTGGAAGTGGATATCAAACATTCTCATACCCACCTATTGAAATTGAAATTAATGCAGAATTTCCTGGTTCCTTTATTGGAACTATTACTGCAACTCCACAAGTTAGAGGGAAAATTGTTGATGCATATCTTTATGAAAAAGGAACTAATTATGGATCTGACATTTTAAACTTCCATAAAAAACCTTCTGTAACTATTAGGAATGGTGTAGGTGCTGAATTAAAACCAATTCTTAGGGGAGGTAAAATTATTGCCGTTGAAGTTCAGAATGGTGGAAAATACTACAATGCTGCCCCCGATTTGGTAGTTAATGGGACAGGATCTGGTGCAAAATTAAGAGCATCTGTAGTTGATGGTATAATTAAAGATGTAATAATTATTAATGCTGGTACAAACTATGAAGATAACAATATTTCCATTTCTGTATTAGCGCCAGGAAAAAATGCAGTTGTTGAATCTAGTGTAAGATACTTAAGCATTAATAATCAAGAGAGATTCTCTGAAGAAATTTTCTCAAATTATGAGGATGATTTATCTTATGGTGTGGTTGGTTATTCCACAGATAGGGGTGAAACAGAATTTTCTGATCCTAATGAGTCAACTGGTCACTCCAGAGTAATTGGATGGGCAATTGACGGAAATCCAATTTATGGTCCATATGGGTATGAGAATCCAGAAGACAATAATTCAAGAATTGTTATTTTAAAAACTGGATATGAATCATCCCCACAAAATGTCCATAA